TTGAAGCGTGCTTGATGAGTCATACGCGGATGAGCCTTCTTGAGTTTGGCAAGTTCCTTCTTCATGTATTTGTTATACGCAGATGGTGCTCGCTTGACAGTCTTGACAACCTTCTTTACAGCTTTCTTTCCTGCTCGCTTTGCTGTTTGTCGTGCTTCTTGTTTTGCACTCTCAACAAACAGCGCCTTGAGCTCTTCAAGGGTTCCTTCAACTTTCACCAAGGTAAACACCTCAGTTGTCAGCTGCTGTCGATTGGATTGCGATGGCCATGAAGTCCTTTGCACCCAGGGTGACAATAGAACAGTTAATTCTAGCTGTGATGTTCAAAGCCTTGGCAGCATCGAGGCCTGTAGTTTTGCCGACCAAATACAATTGATCGTTCACAACAAATCGACCGTCGTCGGCACCCTTTCCGAAGTTGTCGGGGTAAATGTCCGCCTCGTTAGAGAGTTGGTTTGTTCCAGTATCGAAGTTAAGCTGACCAGATGCAATCAGGCAGCGGTCATTTGCGAAAACAAAGTCTCCACGGTTTAGATCAGTAACTTGAATCTTGGACTCTGAATCACCAGCAAAAGTAACTTGCATTACTTCAGAGGCATTTGTTCCCTGGTAAATGAAATCGACAGAATGAATTTGAAGCGCTTGGCGATCTCCAACATCAACATACGAACCAAGGTCAACGGTTGCAAATACATTTGTTGAATTAGCTGCCAGGGTTAAGCGTTCGGTTAAGGTAAACATTGAGGTTTTTTTTGCTGCCATTTTAATCATCTCTTATTGGGGTGTCCGGGGGTTGTTTCAGTGCATGAATTAACTGACCGGTTCCCCCGGACAACTCAAGTACCCCACATCCAGCACTTAATCTTCTCTACCGGTGGCATGCCATAAGTTACTCTCCCCGACACACCCACCCCATGCTAACAAGCCATATGATATTATTCTGCCTACCCCTTTTTTTGGAGACAAATAACAATAACATTATTATTAGGAACTGCTTGGGCGTGTTATGGGGAACCAATACAGCATAACGGTGAGCGATGAGACGGATAGAATCCTGCAAGACATGAAAACAGAAGGCTACAAGATGTCCCAGGTCATTGATGCAGCCGTCTCGACGATGGGCAAAGATGGCTGCGCTCGTATCATTCGTGATCGGCGAGCACTTGCAGCGCTGAAGAAGGCGGCAGAACAATGAGCACCTGGATGGATTTAGTTCCAACCAAGTGGTTTGAGTTCAAGCACGACATCAATTCGTTTGCATTCTGCAACGAATGCGATCTGTACGGCGAGAAAGCATGGGATGGACCATACCGCGCAGTGCTGATCGATGCTCCATGGCCAATGTTTCCCGACAAGGAGCGCTGGATTTGGGTGTGCGTTGACTGTTGGGGTGAAGAAGAATGACCTGGAGCAAGAACCCAAGGTACTGCACGTGCGGAACGCGTATTAGTTCCAGCGCAAATGTATGTCAATCGATCCCCAGGTGTGCAAGATGTTGTCGCCTGGAGCGAGAAGCCAGGAGGCTTCTGAATGATTGATGTCGTACAGTGCCCATTCTGCTCATGCAAGATTCGCAGGCAAGGCCGAAAGACTTCGGAAATGCGATTGTCACTTCGCAATCATCTTATGTTCTGTTCTCGAGTACAGGAGGAAAAGTGATGTGTGTCAAGTGTGAAGCTTGCAATGAGACATTCTTCTGCAAACACAACCAACGCCTAAGCACTGGTGAAGTCGTTCGCTGCGAATTCAACTTCCTCTGGGTTCAGAGTTGTATGCTATGTCAACCCAAGTAAGGGATCAGTGAGATAGCAACTTGAACAGTTTCAAAGCCACCGACCAAACCGAGAGTGAGAAAGGACACAAGCACGTTAAGTCGGATGAGACTCTCAAGGTTGGATTCTTTCTCGGCTCGACGTTCTTCACGAGTCATCAACCACTGTGCAAATCGTTCGGTCTTGCTTGGTGCTTTTGTTTCTTCAATTGGTGTTTCTTCTGGCATTTTAATTCCTCAATTAGATTTGTGCGCCCATTCGGATCGCAGAGATTTCGTACTCGAACATCTCTTGTGAAAATACTGGACCAGTTGCTGCACCTTTTGCTTCGATTTGAGCTGCGGTTTGTTCACCCGCGTATGTGCCGACAATCTCACCAGCACGTGCGCCAAGCCGAATAAGTTTGAACACAGGCATACCTTTGATTCTACGTGGCAAATCAAAGATGTCTAGGACAAGCAACTCAATCAACGTCCGGTTCTTGTTGTAGCTGATACGAACGTAGAAGTCGCATCATGTATTCGTGGTCAGGTTCTTCCCTGGCTTTGACTTGAAGAAGATGACGTGCAGGGTAAATGAAGATGTTATCTGTTGCTGTACCGGATGTGTCATTACTCACGCTTACAACTCTGTAAGAATAGATTCTGTCACTTGCCGTTGGTTCCATAGATCCAAAGAAGTTCTCACCTGTAAGTGTCAACAATCCCCAAGCTGCGGTGTCAACGTGGCGCACGTAGTTCTGAACACGTGCATAGATTGTTTCATCAAACGACAATGGTCCTTGGCCACTACCGTCGTTAACGTTACCAGCAAAGTTACCATAGACCAATGTCAATACAGCTTGTAAATCACTGATCTTACGTGAACTCATCAAGTCCATGATTGTAATCGAATCACCAACTCTTGTATTGTTAGCACTTGGAATGCCAACAGTTTGAACAGTAGCTGCTTCAAAAAACAACGTCTTTTCTTCCTTGGACATCCCTGCTAAGTCAATGTATTGTGAGCTGACAAAGTTAGTGTCATCGACCGCTGTCCATGATCCCTTGGTTGATGAATCATTGATTGCCCAAACTGGACCTCCACCGGCACGTCCCAAACTTAGGTTTTGATGTTCTTTGGCAATCATCTTGGTCATTTCTTACCCCCCTTCTTAACTCGCTTCCAACCCTTGGCCGCTTTCTTGAAGCGTGCTTGATGAGTCATACGCGGATGAGCCTTCTTGAGTTTGGCAAGT